GATCAAAAGTTGATCCTCTATTAGCTGCAGGTATAGTATTTGATGTCTTTAATTTACTTGCATCGACCACCTGAAACATAACGGTGCCACCGTTATTTTGATATTCACTTGGAGTTGCTCTAATTACTGAGAAGGTGTCTGCAACTGCATCAGCTCTGACGTAGATAAAACCAGAGTTATTACGAAGTGGTGTGAGACTGCCGCCGTATGTTGTATCCTTAGTTTCTGCCACTATGATCCCTCCCAAACTCTTCTAGAGGGAATCTCACGCCCATCTTTTGTGACAAATTTATCTGTAGGTAATACTGACACTTCAGGCATCTCTGCTTCTGGAACTCTCATCACATTACCCTGGACCCCACTGAAATAATATCTATGTAGGGTTTTATTAGGTACAACAATACCATCTCCTCTATTTAGAAGAGAAAGTGCAACGGATTCTCTATATCTAGGGGAGAGATAGTGGAGATTTGCACCTAAGAAACCATCATCAAAAACATTAATCACATATGTTAGGGGAAACTGATCATAATATTTTAATTTTTGTGGTTTGGTTGCAATGTAATTGAAGAAGTACATTTCACCGGCTTGAACTGGACCAGAAACTTCTCCTTCTTCACCTGGATTATCGTATTGTTCCCCTTGGTAATTTTTTAAAGCCGCAACAAGAAGTTCGCGGGTTTTATCTCTACTCAAGAACTTCCCACCACTTTCTGATTTGATTTGTTGCGCGATCATTTAATACCTAATTCTTTTTCGGTGAAAATTTTAAATTCCCACAATCTATCATCGCAAAATTCTTTACAAGCTTTCCATTTGGCTTGATTGGTTCCCCAGGTATAAACTTCGTTCACCCAGGTTTTTGTCTTTTTAGGTGGATTGGGATCTGGTTCCCTACATTGTTTCGATGGCTTAATTTCAACCACCATTCGACGCATTTTACCTGATGCATCAATGTACTTAATGTAAAAGTCTGGGAAATATCTTCTCTTTTTGCCCGTTATTGGATCTTTATATGGAACAAAGAACTCTTCACTTCCCCATTCAAGAATATTTTCATTATTATCACAATAAACCATAAACTTACGTTCCCAAAGAGATCTATAGATGATGTTGGATGGATCCCCTTTATATTTCTTGGGATTGGAAGGCTTATACTTCCCGCTGTAACTCATAAATAAAACTAACTGGCTGATGTCTTATTTAGAATTCAATGTCACCACTTAAAAACTTTCCAATAGAAGATATCAAGTCAAGATTTGCAACAGTTGCACTTGATAACACCTATCAAGTGGAGTTCAACTTAAATCAAAAAATAGTAGATGAGTGTACAAATGCTGGAATGACCATAGATTTTCTAACCGAAGATCTTGGTTTATATGTAACTGATGCAGTCATTCCAGGCAGCAGTTTTGCTGACATTGAAGTATCTGGAGATAGACAAGGAATAACAGAAAGAATTCCATTTACCAGAATTTATGATGATATTACACTAACTTTCTTAGTAGATAGGGAATATAATGTACTGAAGTTCTTTGAAATTTGGAATCAACTTGTCAATCCCTCTTATGGAACGAATCCAAATATCTCTGTGATGAGGTTGAACTATCCTACAGATTACAAGTGTGGTTTTACGATCCACAAATTTAATAAAGATAGATTTTTGGGTGATGTTGCTACGAACGTTGATCTGACGTATGATATTTACAAAAGAGCAACGTTGACTTCTTATAGAGTTCTCAAAGCTTGGCCATATTCAGTCGCTTCTACGCCAGTCAACTATGAGGGTCAAAATCTCTTACAGTTGAATGTTACTTTTAGATATGATCGTTTCACAATTGACAGAGTGAATAAACTTAAGTTATATCCTGGTTATCTTGATGGTGCAAGTTATGTTTACTTTGTTGAGTTGTCTAGACCCAACGGCGAAACCTATCAAGTTCCCCTTCAAGATGGTCGTCCTACTCAAGCACAACTTCAAGAATTGATTGAATTCAATCAAGACATTTTCAAGGGCCCCAACGTAAACACACCCTGATAAATAAATCACTGACTAACTTATTATGCCTTTACCAACTATTTCGACTCCAACTTATGAGTTGGTCTTGCCTTCAAATGAGAAGACAATTAAATACAGACCATTTCTAGTTAAGGAAGAAAAAATTCTTGTTCTTGCAATCGAAAGTGGAGAACTCAAGGATATCACTAGAGCAATTAAAGATGTCCTTAAGAATTGTATTTTGACTCCAGGCATCAAGGTAGATTCACTACCAACGTTTGACATCGAATATCTGTTTCTTAATATTCGTGCCAAATCTATTGGTGAAAGTGTAGATATCGTAATCACCTGCCCCGACGATGGAGAGACGGAGATTGTTCAAAAAATTTACATCGATGAGGTGCAGGTAAAGAAGAGAGATGATCACACGACAGATATAAAAATTGATGACACGTATACTCTGAGGATGAAATATCCTTCATTGGATCAGTTCATTAGTGAGAACTTTGATTTCAAAGGAAACGTAGAAGATACTTTCGCAATGGTCGCTTCTTGTATTGAAATGGTCTTCAGTGAAGAAGATGCTTGGTCAGCATCTGATTGCACCAAGAAAGAATTGGTGGAATTCGTCGAACAATTCAATTCATCCCAATTCAGAGAGATTGAAAAGTTCTTTGACACAATGCCAAAGTTATCACATACAATTGAAGTTGAGAATCCAAAAACTAAAGTCAAATCAGAGGTTATTCTGGAGGGACTGTCAAGTTTTTTCGCATAAGTATGGCTCACATAAGTGCTGAGTCATACTATGAACTTAACTTTTCGTTGATGCAGTACCATAAATACTCTTTGACAGAGATTGAGAATATGATTCCGTGGGAAAGAGAGGTTTATGTTAATCTGTTGAGAAATTATCTGGAAGCTGAAAAACTCAAACATCAACAAGAACACGGTTTAGGTTAATGGCACTTGGGCTAGGCTCACTATTTCAAAATATGATGAAGGTCGGTGTCAAAGACGCCGCCAAACAAGCCATACCAGATATGGTGGGCAAGATGTTTGCCAAAAAAGAGCCCACCAGTGATGAAGTATTATCAATATTAGAAGACGAAAGAAGACAGAGAGCGTTAGAATTTATTGGTGCACAACAACCTGATTATTATCAGGATCCAAGAGATGATGCACCTAATATTGTTATACCAGAGCCTTTGGTGCAAACTCCAACAGGTTCTGTTATTCCACAACAAACAATAGTTCCTCAAGTTATTGATGCACCAAGAGGAACTGTGGTGCGTAATCTTGGAACAATCTTTTTAGAACTTGAAAGAATTAATGCTAACATTGCTTCAATTACTAGAGCAATGTCTGATAGTGCAAAGTTGGAGAAAAAATACCGCGATGAGTTGATTAAAAATAGAGAACAACTGTTAGCACAAAGAGACAAATATAGATCCTCAGAAAGAACTGCAAGAAGTCGCGCACAGAATAGGGGATTTTTAGGAAGACAATTGCGTCGTGGTCAAAGAAAAGTCAGAGGTATTACTCAAGGATTTTTAGATGCCGCAATGACTAGTCTCGCTATCGAGATGGGTGGATTCCTGGTTAACGCTTTGACAGATGCGTTCAAGCCAGATCCAACCACGGGTGGTAGAATTAGTGCTGATAGCCTTCGCGAAATGATTTCTGGTGGTGAAGGTGGATTAAACTCAATCAACAGAGGCACTGCTGGCGATACCCCTGGCGGCGCTAGATCTGTGTTGGGTAAAGATTTGACCCAAATGAGTGTAGATGAAGTTTACGCGGCTCAGAAAGCTGGTAAAATTTTTGCCGCAGGGAAGTACCAGGTAACGCCTAGTACAATGCCTGGATTTGTTAATTACTTGAAAAAGAAAGGGTATGATACTTCAACCTCAAAATTTGATAAGGACATCCAAAATATGTTCTTTGATTATACTTTAGAAGTAAAAAGACCTATTGTTGGTAAGTATTTAAGAGGAGAGGATGTTGATATTAATCAGGTCATAACAGAACTTGCGGCTGAATTTGCAGCTGTAGGTGTCCCCCGCGATATGAGGAAAGGTGAGTATGGTGGTGGTTATCCCGTTAGAAATATCAAAAAGGGTGAGAGTTTATACAGTGGTATTGGAGGAAACGCATCGAGTATCAGTCCAGAGTCGATAAAGAGAACTTTAGAAAAACAGAGAAGGGAAAATTTAGATCGAATTAAAAAGGGTACAGGTGGTCCAGACTTACGTAATCAAGTGATGCCTGATGCAAGTAAACCAGGCGCACCTGGAATACCAGGAGATCCCAATTCACCAAAAATTGGTGAAAGGGTTGGGAGTATGATTGCTCCCTCACCAAATGCAACTGTGGCTATGGCTCCTGTAGGAGAAAGAGGGCCAAATATATCTGTCATAGAAAGATTTTATGATATGGCTTTACCAAAAGAATATGCAGGTAAGTTAAACACTCCAAATGAAATTCCAGACCGTAATCCTGGCGGTGGTGGAATTTATGAACAATATATGGGTGTTGCATAATGGAACAGTTTAATCCATTTAGAGATCTAAGCCCACCAGATAGAGAACGTGCAATTCAACAACTTGGTGGTGCAAATGAAAATGATCTGCAACAAATTGGTTTAAGACTGAAATTTACTTCTGCATACACTACACAATTTATTGATGTACTAAGATTTAAAAATAAATCTTTCAATCAGGACATTTCTAGAATCAAATATCTTGATGACAGATTAAAACAAGAAATACCCATCATTCCGATGATGGCTGGTATTGCTGGTAACTTATTTGGTGAGGAGGGATATGAACCAGGTCCATTTGCAGGCTTTCCTGGATTCCCTCCCACTGGCGGTTTGCCTGGTAGAGTGCCCTCTAGACCAAGAGTGCCCAGTGAAGTACCAGAACAAGTTCCTGAAAGTGAGAGAATACGTCAGTTAGAAGAAGCTAAAATAAAAGCTCAAAAGGAAGCGGAACAAAGGGCGTTAGAAGAAGCAAGACAAAGAAAACAAGGTGTTGATAGAGCACTTGAAATATTAGAGGAACTATATCCAGAAGTTAGACCTGATAAAGGTGTACCTTCTTATGTTCCAACTAAACCAATCAAAATACCAAAACCAGGTGTAACCCCTGCAGACATCAGTTTGACTATTGAGTCTGCTAGAAGAGGTGCAAAGTCTAGAGGTCAACCATACGTAATTAGAAGACCTGATGATTTTGTTGTCATCGCTACACCAGATGGTCAAGTGCGTGTTCTCTCTCGTGAACAGGTCATTAAAGCGAATAGAAACATCAGAATGGGTGAATTATTGATTGGAATTCCCCAATCCTTTTTAGACGCTTTTCCTACCACTGGTGTAAGAAGACCAAGAGCCGGTACAGTTTCTGTCATTGAAGGTCCACCTAGAGAACCTATTGGGAGAACAAGGGAGGGTGCAACTGTAACTCCTATACCACGAGAAACAGTTCCTAGACCAGGTGCACCTGTTGGTGGTGAGAGAGAAGTAAGGAAATTGAGACAACCAGCTGCGCCAGGGACAGTGCGTGGTGGAATGACATCTCAAGATCGTGCAACGGTCAGAGCATTAGAGGACATATCAATTGAACAACAACAAAGACGAGCAACAACAACACCGCAAGGTGAACAGGCTAGAAGAGACTTTGAAAGAGATATTCAAGGTCCACAAATAGTTCCTAGTCGTCAAAGACCTGCAAAAAGAGCTATCACTCCTCAACAACAACAGAGAATAGTTACTAGAGGGGAAGAATATTTCAAAAGACGAGTTAATATTAATAAAGCCCTTGGTAAGTCTGGTTTAACAGAAAAAGATCCAGAGTTCCAAGAGCTTTCTAGAAAACTGGAAGCATTTGTCGATCCTGGATTCACGGTTAATCTACCAAAAGGTAGTGTTGGTTATTTTGCAGGTCTTGATAACTTCGATACCAGAGCTAGATTCATTGATTATTTGATGACTGCCAACCCACCAGCTGGGAAAAAGGCAAATATGAATTTTATTGATAAGATACTGAGAGGAGTTGGACTTGAAGGAAAAGGTCCATCGCAGGTAGATAATAGTACCACTCGATTTATCCTCAATTTCTTCAAACGTGAGGGAATCAATCCCAAACCATTTTTTGAACAACTAAGAAGACAGGGGTTGATTGATACTCCAACTTATAGCCAATACGCACCAAGGGTTGAAATAGAGTCAAGAGAGGAAGGTAGAAGAACAATTGATGTTAATCCTCAAAACATAAGAGAGAAACTCCAGTCTCTTAACATAGATACTAATGTTGAAAATACCGTAATCGTTATTATGAAACCCAGATTTAAATCCACTACAGCCTAATGTCATATATTAAGGATATCCTTTTTCAATCACTTACACTCACTGGATTGGATGGTAGTCCTGCAGATCTTGGTGGTGAAATTACCACTCTGATTGCATTTGATTATTATGAGAGTATTTTTGAACCAACTGTCAAGGTAACTTCAACATTTGTTGGACTAGAACAATTACTGGCCACCAAGTCATTCAGAGGAACTGAAAAGTTATCATTCTCAATTAAACATCCAAGTGGTGTTCTATCATTTAATGATTTGATCATCCAATCGAT